TTTATCAGAAGTAACAATATATGTATTTTGGTCACCAAATTGTTTTGATAACCATTTAAATGATTCTTTATGATGAAGACCCATTGGTTGGAAACGACCAGGATATATGGCTACAAGATTACCTTTATCACTGTCATCTTCATTGAAGATTTGGAGTCTTATTTCTTTTAATATACTTTCGACGAGTTTACTCATTTATCACTCCGTTCTCATCTGGTGGTGTTATTAATCTATATGTTGGATCATCCATAGATGGTTTTTCAGGCCATATTACCATATCAGGTGATTCATAATTTGTTATATCACGTAATGCCTGACGGTATGTTGTCCATTCTAATTTCTTTTCATCTGACATTGGTACATCTGAAAGTTGTGTCCAATCACATTCTTGAAGATAAATTGCTCGTTGAGCACGAATGTTAATCCATTTCTGGTTGATTAAATCTTGTATTTCCGATTCTGTTTTTGTTGCAACAGTTTGATACTCAACTACTTCGGTTTCTTCTATTACAAAATAAGAACCGGTTACTTTATCGTTTTCACCTAAAGTTGCTTCAACAAAACGATGAGGATACCAACCATATGATTTAAGAGTATCATTGTCCAATACATTAAAGTTGGAAATATTCTTCCAATTTATTGGTAACATCACCGGACCTTCTATTACTTGTCCATCTTGGACATAAACGTATCTCATATTTACTCCATTGTACTAATAAATATAAATATGAAATTAGATAGAAAACGAATCCCAAAGTTGTTTCCAATCTAAATAAGGGTCTTTTTGTGTTTCATAAGCCATGTGAAGAGCTACCGATGGAATTGGAGTAAATAGAGTTACTTCTTCTCTCCATATTTTATTTATCATTGTTGATTCATTAACATGATTCATCTCACCCCAAAGAGTTCCATACTCCGTTGCCATGGTGTAAAATACGTGCCATCTTGCTCTAACTATCTCTGGATTACAAAGGAAGGTGAACGTGGTATGTAAATTTGTTCTCCAATGACGGTTTTTACCATAAACAATACGGCAAGGTTCTATCCAAACTGGAAGATAATTATCAGGGTCGTCAAATGGATGAATAGAGATTTCTCTACCCAAGTTTTCTTTGAACTTATAATAGGAGTCAACCATTTCATCTATGGCAGTTGGAAAGTGAAGGTAATCGTCTTCCACAAAGTAAACTAAATCAGCATCCGAATCTCTACCACGTTCAAATTGAGCCAAACCACTTCCTTGCCAACCTTCAGATTCTAACGGTATGTAATTGTAAGGATGTTTTGCCCCTTTAAAAATATGATGGAGTTCTTCTATTGTTTGTTCTGAAGAATGGTCGTCGTACCACCAATATGTTATATCATGTTCCGAGTTGTTGCAAGTTTCTACCAAAGATTTTACACATTTCTTTACCACCGTTGTTTTATTTGCTTTACAATAACGTGGGTCTTTTGATACGTGAATTTCCCTCTTATCGTGGGTTCGTAAGATTACATCTAATTTAATCATTCTTTTTCCCATACCGTCAGTTTTTTATCGTATCTGTTTATGTAATCATACCGACCAATAAACTTAAATTTCTTACTTACTTCTTCTTCGATATTGATACCATCGTCATTCCAAATGATATTACGAGTTTCGTCAATACCACTCGGAACAAATCTCTTTTCTTCGTTCATCAAAACAAACTTACCACCTTTGTTCAGAATCGAATGGATAAACTCAATATCTTGGATTGGATGTTCACTGTGTTGTAATACAAACAAAGCCATAACAAGGTCGTATTTCATATCTTCCGTCGGTACAAATCCTTTTGAATATACCACTGGTGTAAATATTCTACTTAACACAAATTCGTTTGCCCACCCCAACATAGGTTCACTAATATCAAACCCCGTCACGGGACAGCCAAGTCGTTGTATGAGTGCTTTACTCATACGACCAACACCACAACCAAAATCTGCAACCTTTGAGTAATTATTCGCAAGATTTTCGTTTAACAGAAAGTCCAATAGAAACATCGTTTCCTTTGTAAACTTTTGTGGCACTCGACCATCTGGAGTAAGACAAATATCCTTTGCGTGTTCTAAACTTTTAGGATAAAATGCTTCCTTTAAGTACGTCATATTATTCACCCTTGTGTTCTTCTGCTAACTTTGTAAGGTCTTCTCTAATCTGTTGGAATGGAACATCCCATTCACCGTACTTTACTTGACGGTATAACTTTACTGAATCATACCAACGTGAACCATCACCAGGAACTGCCCATGTATAGTAAGGCATAATCGGAGTTAGAACCCAAGTTGGCTTACCCATTGATGCAGCAAGGTGTGCAGTTGCGGTACACGAACTAATGATGATGTCACAATCTGCCATGATATTTGCAGTATCTTCCCATGATTTCATTTGTTCTCTCATATCACCAAATGGCAAACCGTCAACAAGATTCTCATCACGTTGAAGTGAATAGAATGTTGTATTTGGAATATCGTGAAGGTCAATCATAAGATTTGGGTCAAATCTACGATGTTGTTCATCTTCAAAGTCAGGAGAACCAGACCAACGAACACCAACCTTTAGAGAACCTTTCTTTGCGAAAAGTGTTCTTGGTTCTTTTGGTTTTAGAAATGGTGAACCATCGAGTTCTTCATATTCCATGTCCAAGATAAATGCCGCTGACATAGCTGGAACCCAATAATCATAATGGACACCAAGTGCAACTTCGTTATCAATACAAATGTACCCATGACGAGAAAATATTTCTTTTAATTCTGGTGCACAAGAAACAAGGACTCTTGCGCCCTTTTCTACAAAATATTTTGCAAAACGAAAGTTAAGAATTTGGTCTCCATAACCACCTTCACATCTGAAAAGAAGTGTTTTTCCTTCGAGTGGTTCATCCTTCCAAATTTTTCCTGGAAGTGGTGGTAATCCAAATACGTCGATATACCGACCGTAGTTAAAGTGTTCCATTGCCTTTTTGAGATTACCATGTCTCATTTCGTGCCAACCAAGATTGAAAAGAACTCGAAGGTCATCTTGTGGTTGAGAACGTAAAATATCTTCACTAATTTCAGGATGACCGTTAATGCTGGCTTGGAGTGCAATATCAAGTGGGTGCATTTGACCTGGTACTATTTTATCTGCTCGGTTTTTCATCTACACAACCTTTTATCTTAAACATAACATTTTTATTACTATAACTATGGAATGGTATGAATATAGTAATTTTTCTTTTAAATACCAAGTAGATTATTCTTCACGAATAGCAACGGTATGGGATGAACCACCAGATACTTGTTTCCATTTAGAATATGTACCGATTTTAACAGGACCAGAACGAGAAAGTACAGTTGCATCTCCAAGTTGACCAGACGACCCTGCATGTGTACCCCATGCCCAAAGAGTTCCGTCTGAACGTATTGCCATTGTATTTGAATTTCCGGCGTAAACCGATGACCATTGGTCTTCACCAATTTGAACAGGTGATGAACGAGAAACAACTCCTGTAAATCCTCTTCCAAGTTCACCGGAACTATCAGAACCCCATACACGTAAACTCCCGTCTGTTTTTATAGATATTGAATTAGCTCCGCCAGCAGAAAAAATTGACCAATTTGTAAGTGTTCCTATTTGAACAGGTGAACTTCTATTTATCAAAGTACCATCACCAATTTGTCCACCACTATTAGATCCCCATCCCCAGAGTGTTCCATCGGTTTTTATTGCCAAAGTATAGGTACCACCAGTACCACCTCCAGCTGAAACTCTTAGCCAGTTTGTAAGTGTTCCTATTTGAACAGGTGAAGACCTAGAAATTACAGTCCCGTCGCCTAGTTGACCACTAGTATTAAATCCCCATCCCCAAAGTGTTCCAGTTGTTTTTACTGCCAAGGTATGATTACCACCAGCGGAAATGTTTGACCAGTTTGTGTCAGTTCCGATTTGAACTGGAGATGAGTATGATAATGTGTTATTTTGACCAAGTTGACCCGAATTCCCAATACCCCACGCCCACAGAGTTCCATTTGTTTTTATGGCCAATGAGTGATTACTACAAGAAACAGATGACCAGTCTGTATCAGTTCCAATTTGAACAGGAAAACTACTATCAGTAGTAGTACCGTTACCCAATCTACCATTTACATTATTTCCCCAAGACCAAAGTTGACCATTTGTTTTTATTGCCAAGGAATGATTAGTACCAGCAAAAGCAGATGACCAGTCGTTTTGGTTGTTTCCAATTTGAACAGGTGAACTTCTATTGGTGAATGTGTAATCTCCTAGTTGAGCAGTTGCATTTTGTCCCCATCCCCAAATTGTTCCATCTGTTTTTATGGCTATTGTATGTGCAAAAGCCGAAGAAACAGATGACCAATTTGTAAGAGTTCCAATTTGAACGGGTGAACTTCTATTACTGGTGGTGCCATCGCCTAATCGGCCGGAGGTGTTACTTCCCCAAGACCAAAGTGTTCCATTTGTTTTTATACCGACCATAAAGGTTGTACCAGCTGCAACTCTTGACCAGTTCGTCCCTCTATCAATATTCCATGATGGAGTAGTTGCTTGTAATCCTAACTGACCACTCGTTCCAAAACCCCATGACCAAAGGGTTCCATTTGTTTTTATTGACATCGTGTGACCACCAAACCCACCAGCAACAGATGACCAGTCTGTATCTGTTCCAATTTGAACAGGGGAAGACCTATTAGTTACATTTCCAATTCCAATTTGACCAGATGTATTTATACCCCATCCCCATAGAGTTCCATCAGTTTTTACTGCCATTGAATATGAGCTACCAGCGGAAATGTTTGACCAGTTTGTGTCAGTTCCGATTTGAACAGGTGAAGACCTATTAGTGGTAGTACCGTCACCGAGTTGACCACTGTTATTTAATCCCCATGCCCAAAGTTGACCATTTGTTTTTATAGCCACTGTGTGTGATACACCATGTCCTGAACCCAATTTTGACCAGTTTGTAAGTGTTCCTATTTGAACAGGTGAAGACCTAGAAATTACAGTCCCGTCGCCAAGTTGACCACTGTCATTTAATCCCCATCCCCAAAGTGTTCCATCAGTTTTTATTGCCATCACGTATGATGTATTGGCAGAGACTTTTGACCAATTTGTAAGGGTACCTATTTGAATGGGTGAAGACCTTGAGATAACAGTACCGTCACCAAGTTGACCAGCCGGATTATCGCCCCATGCCCAAAGTGTTCCATCTGTTTTTATGGCGGAGGTATAAAGATTTCCAACAGAACCAGATGCCCAATTTGTAAGATTACCAATTTGAACAGGTGAGGAACGTTGCATTGTATATCCAAGTTGTCCTGATGATGCAAGTCCCCAAGCGTATAGTGTTCCGTCTGTTTTTACTGATAAATTATGATTGGAACCAGCAGAAATTATTGACCAATTTGTAAGTGTTCCTATTTGAACGGGTGAACTTCTATTACTGGTGGTGCCATCGCCTAATCGGCCGGAGGTGTTACTTCCCCAAGACCAAAGTGTTCCATCTGTTTTTACTGATAAATTATGATTGGAATCGCGAGCAGCAGAAATTATTGACCAATTTGTAAGTGTTCCTATTTGAACGGGTGAACTTCTATTTATAGTATTACCGGTGCCTAATTGACCAGATGATCCTACTCCCCATGCCCAAAGTGTTCCATTTGTTTTTACTGCCAAGGAATGATTACTACCAGCGGAAACTTTTGACCACCCACCACTTATTAGAATGGGTGATGACTTAGACACTATGGTGTTATCACCTAATTGACCAGATGTACCAAGTCCCCATGTCCAAATATTTCCACTTGTTGATATGGCCATCGAATGATTAGAACCAGGAGAAATTATTGACCAGTTTGTTAGAGTTCCGATTTGAACGGGTGAACTTCTACTTAGTGCGGCACCATCACCTAATTGACCAAATGTTCCTGCTCCCCATGCCCAAAGTGTTCCGTCTGTTTTTATAGCCAAAGAGTGCGCCCCTCCTGTTGAAATCTGTGACCAATTTGTTAGGGTTCCAATTTGAACAGGAGAACTTCTATCTATGACAGTACCATCACCTAATTGTCCGTTTGTATTAACACCCCATGACCAAAGTGTTCCATCTGTTTTTATTGCATTACTGCACAAGGAACCGGCAGAAACAGATGCCCAGTTTGTTAGAGTTCCAATTTGAACAGGAGAACTTCGATTTATAACACTACGGTCACCTATTTGACCATTCGAGTTACCACCCCATCCCCATAGAGTTCCATCCGATTTTATTGCAATCGTATGTGAGCCACCACCACTCCCACTCACCCATGTTGTTCCAGCATCTACCGGATATGGAACGTAAGTAAGTATATCATTATCCGTTTGACCAAGAGTACCGTCACCCCAACCCCAAATTGAATATTGTATAACTGGTGCCGCCGGTGTCTTTGTTTTCTGTACTACTATGTTTTTAATAAAAGGCATAACTTATAAATTCTGACCTCCGTTAAATCCATACCAAGTTGTACCACCGTCTATCGTTACAAATGAAAATATATCATCTTTACCGTTTGTTGAAGTAAGTGTTGGTGCAGTTCCACCTGGCCATAAAATACTTGCACCCCATGTGACTGAACGAGGTGTTCCATCAGCAATAAATATCAATATAAAAGCACTTGCACCGATTGTTTGAGTATTTGATATTGTCAAGGTAGTTACATTTGCATTTAAATTGACGTAAAAAATACCAGCGGCACTCAAATCTAATGTGAGTGTACCATCACTAATTGCAGCACTCGCACTTACTTCTGAAAGGTTTCTTACGCCGTATGAATCTCTTGACCAATTTGACATTATGTTACTCCTTATCCACTAACTTGAACGATATGGGTTACCGCATTCCAATAAATTGTTTTTGCAGCTTCACCTGTTACTCGTAAGACTAATCTACTACCAAGAGCAACTGCTGTTGCGTTCCAAGCAACTGTATCTTCTATGGCGGTTTGATTGACAGCACCTACAAGTGCAACCGTTCCTGCATTATTATCAATAGCACCTTGTAACCAATAGGCCGCACTTTCATTATCAGCATCTTGTCTTCTTGCCACAATATACGAAGTAAACATCCAAGTTGTATCATTTGGAACAGCAAGGCCGGCCGGGTTATTCCAAACATTAAATTGAAGTGTTGTTTGGGTTCCGTCTGTTGTACTACCCGATGCATATACTCGATATTCTGGATAAGCACCTGTAAAGTCACCGAGTTGTGGTGTTGCTGCTATAAGTCCACCGTTGAATCCACCGATGACACCCGGTGCAAACATATGAGAACGAACAGAAGTTCCTGTATCTTTCAAGACTATTTCAGTCTGTCCCCATTCACTTCCATTTGTATGTGTTGTCCATACATAATCAAGGAAACCGACGGTTGTATTTTCTGTTGTACTTGTTTCTGATTCAAATTCAATACCAACACCGAGACTTTGTGTTGCAGTTC